ACTTAATAATAAAAGTAAAGCCCTCTTCGGAGGGCTTTCTTATTTTAAGAGGTCAGATAAATAACTAAAATAATTGTCTAATTAGGTAATTATAAAAAGAATTTAATCTGAGACCTCTGTCGGACTTAATATCTTTTTAATATGAATACTTATATTAAAGGATTGAAGAGACCAGGAGTGATCAGAGAAGATCGAGTAATTAAAAAAACGAAACAATAAAATGGCAAACCCTGTATTGTCTTACACAGAATTCCTAAACGAAAAAGTTAACCAAAACTTAGCATCTATGCCTGCATCAGGCTCTAGATTAGGAAAAAGCGTTGATCCTAAAATGGCTAAATTAGATATGCCTAAAGGTTCTAGCGTTAAAAAATCAGTTGACGCTAAAATGACTGATCTTAAAGCCGCTAAAGGTTCTAAAATCTCTAAGTCAGTTAACTCCAACTTAGCTGAAGCTGCACCTAAAGGAAAAGCTATCACTAAGTCAGTTAATCCTTCATTTGGTAACCTAGTTATTAAAGGAAAAGCTATCACTAAGTCAGTTGACCCTAAGATGGCTAGCAAACAAAAATAATTAAAAACTCGATGAGGATTACACTAAACGTACCTCCTAGCATAATTCAATATATGGATGAAGCTGGCATTCCTATGCAAGAACGGGCAGATCTTTATGAAAGATTTGTAGCGTATGCAACTGGCCTAATGACTGGTGAGGAAGCTGACCGTTTTGATTCATATGCATCAGAGCATGAATCTGAATATTCTAATGAATCAGCAATGACATTCGAGTCCTTTATTCAACTAAATGAAAAGAAAAGAAATTCTCTTAAAGAATTGGTTGGTAAAGATGATGAAGAAGAATTAGATCTTGACGATGCTCGTCGTATTGGAAGAAAGGTTTCCAAAATGACTGGAGATGATCGTAAGAAATTTGTCGGAATTATCAATTTCATGGGAGCAAGCTGCCGAATTTATAATGAAATCTGGGCAAACTATAAACCGGTTGATCCAGAAAGAAAAGATTCCAATAAAGGTAAAGCCTTTAGGGGAGAAAAACCACAAGCATAATTAAATGAGCGTAATCTGCGAAATTTTCCAAAGTCACGAACTTAAATGGCAAGTTAAAGACTGTGAGCCTAAATGGAATCAAAACGATCAAAAGACAGTTTTGCATAGCATGACTTTGTACCCAGATCTAGATTACACTAAAGCAGACGGAACATCGACCTATGTTAAGTATACTAGCGCAGAAAAAATTCGTGAACTTTTATTAGAAATTCACAAGCATGTTTGTGAAAAGGTAAATGATAAAAAGGCAGAATCTTCTGCCAAAAATGAAGCATTGGAACTTCCAGCAGGTGGATCAAATCTACCAGCAGTTCAAGGAAGTCGAGAACTTGCAACTACCCAAAAACCTGGATTACCAGTTCCATATAATGCCGCTCAATATACAAAACCAGAAGAACCTGGTCAAAAACTATTAACTGGACCGGAGCCACAAAAATTATTAACTGGGCCAGAGGATCAAAAGAAACTTCCTGCTCCAGCTATAACTAAGTGGTATTGTTTAACATTTGAAGATGAATCTAAGTCAATACATTCAATTGAACTTAAAGATGGCGAACAAGTTCCAGTTGCAACAACTCTAGTTGGAACAGAGATTAAAGAAAAGGGTAAAGTAAAACTTGCATCTGGTCCATATGAGACCGAAGAAGAAGCAACCAAAAACTGTGCAGTTGAAGAAAAATCAGATGAAGATTGTTGTAATTACTATGTTACAATAAAAACAACTAAACTTAGAATGATTGAAGAGGGTAAAGGAACTAAATCATTTAGCTTTAGATATTTAATGTCAAATAACATGCTTAAGGATTTAGGAGATGAAAAGATATCTAATGCTGATAAATTTACAATTACTATTACACCTGCATCAAACGGTTTATCTAAAGTGTTTGGCGCAAGTTATGATATGAAATTGGAAGACTTTAATAGCGACAATCCATCGTATCCTGGAAATCTAATCGTTGCAGTTATACCTACGTTAGAATTAAATCTTGCCGGAAATGAAACTATGCCTGAAAAAGAAGAACCTAAGGCATACAGTGAAATTAGTGCAAAACAACTTAAAGCTCAAATTAATGCATTTGAGTTTGATGCAAGAAATGCAAATCTAACTCCAGAAGAGAAAGAAGTTCAATTTAAAGCTCTTATTTCTAAATGGGAGGAAGCTGAGCGTAGAGATGTATCGTAGTCTAGAGAATAAATAAACAAAAAAGTCCAACATAAATGGCAGGGTTACCACATTTTAAAAATTCACAAGTAGGCCAGAGATTATTCGAACCGTTATACTCTAATCAGTTTACGGTAATTATTACTCCGCCTGCTAGTATCAATAATACAGCTATTAATGAATTATTAGTTGAACATGTAAAAAAGATTTCAGGTCTTCCTGAACAAGCCGGTACTGGTGGAACAGTTGACCAAAGCTACAGATTCTCTAAGAGATATTTTGCTGGTGCAAAACCTAAAGAAACTGGTGCTAAATTTACAATTGAATTTGAAGTCAACTTGAACAATGCAAATGAAATGTACGTTTACAATTTATTTAGAGCTTGGGCCAATTTAGTATACGATCCATTGACTGGTAGACAAGGTCTTAAAAAGGATTATGCACCAAATGGAGCAGGAGTTTACGTTGGTGTACATAACCGTGCAGGTGACGTTTATAGAGAATTTAATTTCTCTCCAGTATTTGTTTATGGAGATACTAATTTAGTTGAAGAAATGAAATTAGATTATACTTCTGATACAATTTATAGCGCAACATTTAGCTTTATTGCTGATAGTTATACTGAAGTAAGAAACGGACAATTTTAAAAATTAAAAACCTAAAGCCAAATGGATATTTTTAACCTAAAAAGCAATGATGTTAAAGACTTTAAGAGATTTATGGATATAAAAGCTCCGTCGTTCGGTGGACCTAACGAAACTGAGCCATTTGATAAATCTAAAAGAAAGTCTTTGAAAGAATGGACTAATATTGCAAAAAGAGATGCTAACTTTGAAAATGGCGGAAAGAACCACAATAACGATGGTTATTGGAAAGCTTTCCATAGCGATGTACCAAGTCGTGCAGCTAAGATCAAAATCGAAGAACCATTAAATACACCTCCAGCAATGGGAGTTACAATTGTAAAAGAAAGTCATGTTCCTCAATTTGAAAACTATATGTTTGAAGAAGACGAAGAAATTAACGACGCCGAACTAGAAGAAACTCCAGAAATCGACGAAGAAGCTCTTGAAATGTTTATGGAAGAGTTTAGTGATGAACTAAAAGAAATTTTAGAAATTGCTTGCGAAAAAATGGAAATTGAAAAAGACGAATGCGTTGAAATATTTAAAGCAGCTATTCAAAAGGTTTCAGAAATGCCAGAAGAGGAAGAGTCAGAAGAATTAACTGACGAAGACGAAGAATAATATTAAATTTACTTAAATAGAAAAGGAGATCAGTGATCTCCTTTTTTTATGTCTTTTAGTACGGCTTGAAATTCTTGGTCTGGATCAACTACCGAAAAATCAAAATCTACCCAACTATATGTAGTTTTAAGAAAATTAATGGAATTTAGGATCCCAGTTGGCGAAAGTTCGCTATTAAGATAAATTAGTCTAGAATATTTCTGGTTTTTTATTTTAATAACTTTATCGATTAACTTTGAAATTTCATAATTAAGTAAAAAAGCTTGAACTTTATTTGGAATAAAAACTTCAGTTTGAAATTTTTCTTTCATAATTTTGTTAATGTTAAGAGCATAATCGCTTTTACTTTTTTTGGAAAAATGTTCAACGTATGTTTTATAATCTCTTACAAATACAATGGATAGTTCTCGGGTGGCAGTTTCTTCTGTCAAAATAATAGTACAATTTTTATTCTTGGCCAGAACTAATCTGTACCACATCAACCCCTGCCTTTTTTAAGAGATCGAGACCGGCAGAGTCTCTATATGATTCTGAATAAACTACTCTTTTTATACCTGCTTGTAAAATTAGTTTACTACATTCTCTACAAGGAGACATTGTAACATAAAGGGTAGATCCTTCTGATGATTGGGTGGATTTTGCAACCTTGGCTAGGGCATTAGACTCAGCGTGTAGAACATACCATTTAGTTTCATAATCTAGGAAAGTCCCATCTGTATCAAAGATTGGATTTTCACATTCATTTTCAAAACCAGATGGAGTTCCATTATACCCGTCTGCAATAATAGTGTTATTCTTAACTAGAAGAGCTCCAACTTTTTTACGGCGAGCATTAGACAGCTGACCCCATTCTGAAGCCATTTTCATATAAACTATATCGTATCTAGTTATCATGATCAAATTGGTTTACGATCCAAGTTAATAGATCTTCTTTTTCTTGAAGAATTAAAATTTCATCTTGCTCCTGGTCAATAAATTCAAAAATATCTATAAACTCTTGAGTTGGATGACCTGACATTGAAACTAAGTTTGTTTTAATTAATGGCAATCTACTCGGTACAAACTCTCCAACTAGCATACGACTAACTAAGTCATAGTGTCTATCATAAATATGATATGAATTTGCATGATGCGTGTATGAACCTAATTCTAATTCAGGATAAAACTCTTTTAAATGCGCTAATGCTTGCATTTGAAGAGAGCAGAAAAATGCAACATCAGTTGGAGTACCCCAGATTGCATCATTTGATCTCATATAAACACTAAAGTGCAGCTTATTATGTCTAATATGAAAAATGCCGTACATAGTACAGACAAAATCTTTATTACCATTATATTGATGCTCTGGTGTATTAAAATGTAAAATTGCTTGACGGCTATCTTTATCTTTAGCCAAAGATGCAATTGCCCATTCGTATTGAGTAATTCCACCTAGCGACTTTGGTTTAAATATTAAATTACCGTATGCAGAATTTGCAGTACCGTTTGGATTTTGAATCTGTTCCCAGAATTTAGCGTATTTTGAAATAAATGCTACATCATTACGGCCAGAATAATACCACAAAAATTCAGCAGCAATATATTTAGACTGAGTTGATCTAGTCATGTTAGTATACATACACTGACTTGGGTCAGTGATTTCTAGAGAAACATTTAATAGTTCTCTACTGGTAGTACCTCTCGTTTCGCACAAGTCACCATTGTCCATTAAATCGATTAATGACTTTTGGTAAGCTTCCGCAAATGATGTTCCTTTGTAAGTATGCATAGTTCTATATTAATTTACTCTTATATCAGAAAAATGGTCTTTGTTTTCGACAAATAACTTAATATCGAAAAACTCTTCGGGTAGAGGATCATGGGAGATCACAAAAACTGTCATATTATGCTTTTTAGCAAATGTTTTTAATAAATCAACTACTTTGTAAATACTTACTGAATCTAGAGAAGAAAAGATCTCATCTAAGAAAAGTAGATTAATTTTATTGTTTTTCATCTTAATTAATTCTAATATGCATAAAAGAACAATTAGATTCATTTTCTTTTGTTCGCCAGCCGAAAGAGATTCTGGAGAAATCTGCATTCCAAGATGAGTAATAATTGGATTAAACTCTAAGTCAAATTCAAATGCAAATTTAAATTCAAGCAATTTAGAAGTTCTTAAGATATTCTTGTTAAGAAGTGGAATAATTTGATTCATTAAGATTCTTTTCATTCCATTATCCGAAAGAATTACTTCTAATTCCTGATTAACAGAAAGTTCCTTTTCTAATTCTCCTAATTCAGACTTGGTGGATTCAATATCTTCATTTAACTGATCGATAATCTTTTGTAGATATTGAGTTTGTTTTTCAGAATCTTGTGATTGAGTTAGGGAATCTAATTCTCGTTTAGCTGAATCAATTGCTGACGATAATTTAGCATGATCATTTCTAAATTTTTCTTGAGAAGCTTCAAGATCCCTTGCGCCAAATTCTATTTCTGAAATTTTAGTTGCAATTGGAGTTAACTCTTCTTGAAAACGAGATTTGTTTTCTTCTAATTGTTGTTTAATTCCAATGTGAACCGTATCTGTTAGATCGCTTAAGCAGTGTGGGCATTTGTTTTTAGCATAGATTGATAGCTTTTTATCAATTTCTGCAATATTAAAGGTACACGCCGATTTAGATTCTCTAACTGTTTTTAGATCAGTTTTTGCTGAATCTAATTTAATTTTAATCTCAGAATATGATGATTTAACTTCAGACTGTTTTTCAGCAGCTCTGACCAAAATATCATTTAGTTGAACTATTCTATTTTCTTTTTCTTGAGTTAGGTCTTCTTGCAGATTAGATAATTGCTGAACCGACTGTTCTAATAAGTGTTGATTTTTAGTAAGGGCAGTTTGGCTAGAAGTTTGTTTTCCTCTAACAGTTTTAGCATCTTCCTTAACTAACTGATTCATATCATTAACTAGGTCTAGTCCAAAAATTTTATCAATGATTTTGCGTTTATCTGCAGGGCTAAGTTTAACAAAACTCTTAAAATCGTTTACCGAAAGAGAAATGGTATTTGAAAAAACATTAAATGGAATTTTAACTAATTCTTCTTCAATAAATTCGTCAACTCTACGCTTATCAGGTAAATTATAATCGTTACCATTAATTAAGATTTTTGAAAAATTTGGTTCAATACCTCTTTCTATTTCAACTTCATCGCCATTATTTGCAGTAAACTTAACTGATGTATATGCATTTTTATTAATTCGGTTTGGAATTTCTTTAATCTTTCTGATACCAGATTTTCCATAAATTGATACGGTTAAAGCGTCAGAAATACTAGACTTACCTGAACCGTTTGTTCCCTGAACTAATATTAAATTTGGGTCATCTGAAAATTTAAAAGTTTGTACTTTATTTCCATATGAGCAAATATTCTTAAATGCAAATTCCTTTATCTTCATAATTATTTCTTAATGGGTAAGGTTATAGTTTTTCCAGATAGAATTTCAGTAGTTGCAACAACGTTCCAAACATTAGAGTCGGTATTCCAAACAATTCTAGCATTAGGCAGATCTGTTATATGATAATATGGAATATTTCCAATCAACATATCTAACCATTTATATGAATTAAAAAAACTCAATAATTCTGGATGCTCTCGAAGTTTTTCAATTTCTTCTTGAGAAGGGTCGCCATTTGTCATAAGGTCAGCTAGTAGGCTTTTGTATAGATCGTCAGTTTTTTGGTTTAATTCCCTTAGTTTAATTTCATTAGGTTGAACACAATTGGCAAATGATGGGAGCCTTTCATATATTTCAAACCCATCGCTAATTGAAATATGCTGAGCGCATAATATTTCAATAATCTCTCCGACAATAATACGGTCAGTTGAAATAACAGACGGAACTCCGCCATTATGATCAAATAATACATGAGCCTTTTCTGATAATCCTAGTTTAAGCATAGTCTTTTTCTTGTTTTGCTCTCTCTTGTATTTCAAAGAATTTAGTGACTAGATCCTTTTTCATACTTTGAGAATATTGTTTAGAATTTAAATATGTTTTAAAAATTTCAAATGCATCAAATTTATCTGAACTGGATAAGTCTAATGACATTTCAGCAGGAGTAGACTCAGACGAATCACTAGTATAAGTAAAAAATTCAACTTTTCTATACTTAACCTGTTCAAGTAACATTAGGAACTGGCTAATTGGAATTTTATTTGAAAGGTTTATTTCAATCATCACGTCAACGAAATTATTAGTTAGTAAACCTTTTAGTTGGTCTACGTTCATATCTAATAATTCGCAAATATCGTATTTAACATAATTTGGTGACACCTGGTTCTCTACAAAAGTTTCCTTAAAGTTGTCTTTAGCATCTATTACATAGTAGCCCTTAGTGTTCCCACGATCACCCCTGTCCATCTGGTAAGGAGTTCCAGTATACAATATATTATCTTGTTCTTGTCTATGATGGATGTGACCAGAGTAAACCCTATCATACTGGGATAGTGCTGTAATCTCTAATCCATGCTCAACTTTAGTCCATCTATTAAACTTCAATCCTTTAATATCTGCATGACAAACAATACGTTTGCACATACCTACATAGTCTGCCACATAATTGCCTAATATTTTAACGTCTTCTACCCAAGGTAGCATTAACCAATTTTCAGTATCGTTGATCGTTAGAATTTCTGGACTTTCAAATACATGGATATTTTCAGCAAGGTGTTTTAGGTGTCTAACTGAATTAACTTGATTGGAATCTTTATAATAGACGTCATGATTACCTAAAATAATAAAAACTCCACGCTTAAATACTTTGGATAGTTTTTCAAAAATTTCCATTGAATCATTTTGTATACGAACATTAATTGATTCTCTTGAATGAAAAATATCACCTTCTAAAATAAGAATATCTGTTTCTGGGTTAAATCCATGTTCTTGAGCAGTTGTTGGTAAAACTTCTAATAGAAATTCCTTTTGAATATCTGCCCACTCAACTGAGTTGTTTCTGATTCCGAGGTGTAAATCTCCAACTACAAATATTTTGTTTATGTTGTTTAACTTCATTAAAATAGTTTTTTAAATCTAACTTTACCATCTAGTATTCCAAACTTATTATTGAGTTCTAATAGAAGTACTTCTTTGTGTTCATATTCTAATGATTCAAAAAGTCTTTTAAAATCCATTTGGGAAATCATTGAAACAAAGTCTAATACATCAATTGGTCCAATAAAGGTTGTTTTATTATTAGATATAACTAATTCATTTAGTCTAGAAAAGGCCAAGTTAAGTTCAGGTTTTGTAAACTTTCTACTCTCTTGAGAAATATTCATTAATCCGATCATAATATCATCTGACAATGCAATTTGATTTAAGTCTCGTTCAATAATCATTTTATCAGTATACCTATCAAATGATGCTGCATCTAATAGATGACTATCAGTATGGCCAGGATCTAACCTAATCCCTGTATTATGATACATTTCGTCAGATACTCCATCTCCACTATTCCAAGAGTTATTAAAGATTTTATCTTCTCTCTTTAATTTTAAGTGTTGTTGGTATCTAGCCTCATCTTCATCATCAATTGATTCAGTATCAATTTGTTCAAGCTCGTCAGAATCTTCATCATTATCGGTTTGATAAATTCCTTCGATATCTTCGCCATCTAAGGCTGACCAATCGTCACCTTCGTTAATGAATAAGTCTTCTTCTTTAGTCTTTTTCTTCCACATATTATTGTAGTTTTTTTATAAATCTCCTAAAATATCTTCATGTTCACCAAACGCTTTGATACTAGGAGCAACGGTTAACTGTGGTTTAGTTTGAACGTTTGCATATTGAAGACGCAAATCATCTTCAATTGAAGAAATATCATCGTCATCTGAGTAGTATTCACTAGCTGGATCAGTTTCTTCTACAAGTCTAGAGAAATCGTAGAACATTCGATACATTTTAAAGCTTTCTGTGTAGCCTTCATCACGGTTAGCAATAACCTTAATTTTAATTCTTTTTTCCATTGGACCTCTCATCAGACCATATAGAGAGTCAACTGTATGTACAAGACCAAATGATTCTGCAATGTCTGACATTCCAATATCTTGATCATCTACTGCATCACGTTTAATTTGTGTCGCAGTAATAATAGTCCATTCATTTCGTTGAGCAACTGCTCTTAATTCTTCAGAAATTACTTTGATCTTCTCATAAGTATTTCCTTGCTCACGCATAGGTCTCATCAAATTAATATAATCGACTACTACAATTTGTATTCTTTTACCTGTACTTTCCTGAACTTTTAGGAAGTAGTTTTCAATATCAACTGCAGTTGCGCTACCTGTTGCAAATTCCTTAACCCAAAGTTCTCCAGGGTGGGAACCGCTCTGCTTAAATTGTTCAATTTTAGCTTCAATTAACTGGGTACGATCAGCTGAAGTAATATCATTATAGTGATTAGATTGAATATTTAAGATATTCGAACCGAGTCGTTTCATATATTTAGTATCGGATAATTCTAGTGTTGCAACTCCAGTTTGACAGCCTGTCATAAATGCACGAGCTGCAATATTAGAAAGAACCATGGATTTACCAACTTTAGGTCGACCTTGGAAAACTACTAGGGTTTTAGGATTCCATCCACCGCCTAGGGTTTTATCAAAGAAAGGAAATCCGGTTGGAGTACCTGTCTTGGAAACCTGAACGTGATCGACTGCATTAAAGAAGTTTAGACCAGATTCAGCATTACTAAATGAAACATTTAAGTTTGTATTTAATTTAGTTCTAACTTGATCTGTGATAATATTAACATTTTCTGGACTAATTTCAGTAGTCTTTAGAAATGATAGAATATCAATAATAGAAGAGTTAAGATTCTTAATTAAGATAAATGACTTTGTATATTTAGTTAAGAATTCGTAATTATATTCTCCTAAATTTACACCCAATAGAGTATTAAAATGATCATCAGATATTTCATAGCTATTTAGGTTAAGTAGTTCACGAATTTCTGTCTTAGATGGAATTTTATGATATTCTTTATAATAATTTTTTACGACTTTAAAAATATTACCAAGGTCATCATTATTGAAGTATTGAGTCTTCATTTTAGGAATCACTTCCCTTATATCAAGGGCCTCCACGTTCTTTGGCCTGATTAGGGTCTCATTATTATCATCCATTAGAATAAAGTTAAGAATAACTTTCTCCAGTAACTCAATGTTTTCTTTAAAGTCTATCATATTTTTTAGTTATACAGTTCGTTAAATACTGCTTGGTTAATATACAAAAATTCTCCCTTTTTAAGCAGAGTCTCTTTGTCCATTAGGTTTTTTATTACAATTCTTAGTTTATCCTTAAAACCAGGAGTTACCTCATTTTCATTAAATACATACTTAAGAGTTTTTGCTGAAAATTTTAAGTCGGAAGGATTAAATTCTTTATTCTTTATTTCGCAAACTTTAATTATGTATTGAATAATATCAACTACAAAATCAGTTTCAGTTGGGTAGCTCGGAAGTACCCTATGCAAATTTAATTCGTATTTAATCGGTAACTCTGGCTTAAGCTTATAATTAATCTTCTGATCCATCAAATTCAGTCATTTCAGTTAATTCATCTGTTTCCATATCATCAATTCCATCCTGAGTTTCAGGGAACTTAAATGTTGGCTTGATAATTTTTTCATCTAACTCTTTCAATACTTCATCAGTAAAAAGTCTAGATGAGAAGAATTCCTTAACTGGAACAGCATCACCGTTATGACGAACGATATAAGATTTTCCGAGCTTTTTAGGATAGAAGTAAACCTGCTCTCCATTTAATTGGAATGGTGACAGTATTTCTTGCTCGTCAGTTTTCATTTTTTCAAATTCCCTTTGTGTTACAATAACACCACGACCGACTCCGCAATTTTCCCAGTTTACATATTGTTCCAATCCAACAAATGGATTCATACCTTTATGAAATGAAATATGGAATTCAATATCAAGCGGTCGAGCTAAACGATTCTTTTTAGTTTTACTACGAACAATAATACCAGTTGTAGTTTTATTTTCATCACGAAGAGTTCCTTTACTTAGCATCAAAATAATTGAAGCAGAGAATTCTGGACCACCGCCGCCTGACATTCCCTTTGGAGTATATTGATCCATTGAGGCATAGGTGTGGTTTGTAAAAATAAATGGAACTTTATGATTAGAAAGATCTAGTGTTAGAGACTTAAATAGGGATCTCATTTCTTTTGCACGAAGACCCATATCCGCTGCATTTTTACCCTTGTCCATGTCAGATTTACTTTTATCAGTGTCTAACATTCCGACAGAGTCAACGAATAGTGCAATTTTAAGTCCTGGATTTTCTTTGATTGTATCAATTAAATCGTTAACAAAGAATTTTACTTCGCTAATAAGACCCATACGTAGGTACTTAAGTTTAGTTAAGTCTACTCCAAATTTTACATAGTCCGAAGAGTCAATTGCACCTTCAGTATCAATATAAAATACCATGTAGTCCTTTTTCTGTAATTCACGAACTGCATTTAAACATAAGAATGTTTTACCTGCACCTGAATCTCCAGCGATTCCAATACTTCTTGTGTTTGGATAGCCACCAAATAGAGAGCCCGACATTTGGGCATTTAGTAGATAATTTCCGGTTGGAATATACTCCTCAATATCGGAGAAGCCACGAATTTCAATTTTAGATTTTACTTTCTTTTCAAGTAAATCATTAAACTTTGCGAATGCATCTAATGTAGATTTTGCCATAAATATTTAATCCTTTTGTTATACCCTTCTTTTACACAGTCGGGGATAAAGGATCTTAGGCAAAGTATGATATAGTTAAGAAGCTGGCTGCAAGCAATTTTGAATTGGAATAGTCGCCTTGCATTATTTTATAAAAAGGAATTCTTGTTAAATCTGTATCGTGTTTTAGTCCACTGATATTAACTGCAAAACAAATATCCTTATCTATTTTTCCTAACTTAAATATTCTAGATTGGTCTAAGTCTTCTACCCCCAGCTCCTGATACATTCTTTTAATTGCTGCAAAATTAGACGCATCCTTTGCATGATCGATTTTAATTGTAATCGGCTCATTTTCTGGAGTGCAATAAATTGCTCTCAATTTCTCAGAATCAGAAACTTCAATTGGTAAGATAATTAGCTCCACTATTTAGAATCAAGTTTTTTCAACAGAGCATCTTTAATATGATCTGCTGTTATTTGATTATTTATATGGGTTGCTAATTCTGTTAAAAATTCTGATTTATTCTGCGAGCTTTTATACATCATCTTTAATAGATTTAATGATGGTAGGTTAACTCGTAAATTTAAGTTCAATAGAGATTCTTCAGTGGCAAACATTTCAAAAATGCCAGCTGACTTTGGATTCGGTTGAACTACTACCTGTGCTGGTACTGGAGTTGCAGCTTGAGTTGTGTCTGGTTTAACTGGATCAATAATTGGTCCTCGAATAGACATACACTCAGCCTTAGTTAAAGGCTCTTGTCCATCCATAATCGCCATTAATCTAGTGTTAAGATCGTCTAGACTAACAACCATGCCATCTGCAAGTTTTACGGCCATTAAGCCGCCTCTACTAAATACATCAACTACTCTAGTAACTGTTGAAATTTTAGTATCATCTGGTGTATTTACCCATTGGTAATCTTTG